ATCGGTTCCTGGTTTGGTGCCAGATGGCAGGATATTAAAAACGCCCTGGCCCAGGTGGCAACGTGGTTCCTTACCATGTTCACAAATGCCTACACCAATGTGAAAAACGTATTTGCAGCAATCGGCCAGTGGTTCGGTGCAAGATGGCAGGATATTAAAAACGCCCTGGCCCAGGTGGCAACGTGGTTTCTTACCATGTTTACCAACGCATACAACAACGTAACCCGTATATTTGCGGCAATCGGTTCCTGGTTTGGTGCCAGATGGCAGGATATTAAAAACGCCCTGGCCCAGGTGGCAACGTGGTTCCTTACTATGTTCACAAATGCCTACACCAATGTGACAAATGTATTTGCGGCAATCGGTTCCTGGTTCGGTGCCCGGTGGACGGAAATTAAAACGGCCCTGGCAGCAGTGCCGCAGTGGTTCGGCACCCAGTTTCAAAACGCATGGACCAATATTAAAAATGCCTTTGCCAACGTGACTTCTTTCTTTTCCGGCTTGTGGGAGAAAATTAAAGGATGTTTCGTTGACGTAGGTGTAAAAATCGGTTCGGCCGTAGGGGATGCCTTTAAATCTGCCATTAACTCATGTTTGGCTACCATTGAGGGCGTTGTAAATAAATTTATCCGCATGATAAACGGTGTAATTGGAATTATCAATGAAATACCGGGCGTTTCCCTGGGAAAAATAGGGGAATTGTCATTGCCAAGACTGGCAAAAGGCGGCGTGCTTAGAGAGGGCACGGCCATGGTGGCAGAAGCCGGGCCGGAACTTCTTAGCATGGTAAACGGAAAAGCCGTTGTTACACCACTTACGGGAAGTGCAAAAAACCACGCCATGGAGAACGCCGGAAAAGGCGGTGGCGGATATGTTCAGAACGTGAACATTACAAGCCCCAAGGCGTTAAGCCCGTATGAAGTAGCAAGACAAACAAGATTACAGACAAGAAGCATGATTTTAGCAATGCAAAGGGGGGTAAGCGGAAATGTCAGATATTAAAGTGATATGCACCAGTGATAAAAACGTGGCATTGACCTTTACCTGGGACGAGTTTACCCCGTTCCATTTACTGGATATAGAGGGAATTTACGGCATTGAAAGCAATGTGGTAACAAGCGAAAACACCACAACGGACGGCAGCACTTACCAGGGAGCCACGGCAAAGGAAAGAAATATTGTCTTAACCGTGGAAATGGATAGCAATTACAAGGCAAACCGTAACCTTTTATACCGCACCTTTCCGATTAAGCGGACGGGCACCATGCAGTATATAGAGGACGGGGAAGCCAAAGCCATTGAATACGAAGTGGAAAGCATCATACCGGGAAATACAACGGGCGTTGTGCGAGATTATACCATTTCCCTTAAATGCACAGACCCGTATTTTAAGGACCTGGCAGATATTGAAGTGGTAATGGCATCCTGGGTAAGTGATTTCTACTTCCCGGCGTGCTTCCCGGAAGAGGGCCGCATATTTGGACACCGTGAAGCGGATTTGGTAAAGGAAATTGAAAATGAAAGCGGTGCCGACAATATCGGTATTGTGGTTATTTTCCGGGCAGATGGCGGCGTGAAAAATCCGGCCATCTATCATGCCGAAAGCGGAGAATTTACCAAGGTTGGATATACAGACAATGATTTTATCATGTCATCCGGCCAGTACGTCATTATAAACACCTATACGGGAAAGAAAAATGTATACCTTTTGGATGGTGTAACCCAGGCAGAGATTGAGAACCACAAAGACAATTACGGCGTGATTGATTGGGACAGAGTTATTGAGAAATACGGCACCGTGATAAATGAATACCTGGACGAGGACGGGGACTTTATCCAGTTGCAGGATGGAACCAATACACTTACCTATTCCGCCGAAGAGGGCACCAACTACCTTTCCGTATCGGTATATTACAGAATTTCATATTTGGGGGTGTAATCATGGAAATACATGTATATGACCGCAACCTTAAACGGTTGGGGCACATTGAAAATCATACATCCTTACAGTGGCACCGAAAATATTATGAGTGCGGTACATTTGAACTTCATTGCCCGGTTACGGCGGAAAATTTAAGACTTTTAAAGCCGGGGAATATCATAACCAAAGGGGACAAAAAGGAAGCCGCCGTGATACGGGGGGACCAGACGGAAGAGGAAAGCACCCTGGTAAATGAGATTACCAGAAACGGATATTTTCTTCCCGTATACCTGGGGGACCGTTTGACCGGGCCACTTTTTAATTTTAACGGCACCGTGGAAGATGCTATGCACTTTATGTTAAACCGCATGGAAAAAATCCCGTTATTACAGATTGGAGCCGATACCGGGGACAAAACAAAAGTGCAATTCCAGGCCACTTATAAAAACGTCCTGGAATACCACACGAAACTGGCAAGATTTGCAGAAATCGGTTTTCGTATCGTGCCGGATTTCAAAAAAAAGACCATGACCTTTGAAACCTATAAGGGAGTGGACCGCACCCAGGCCCAGGGCACAAACCCAAGGGTTATATTTTCGGAAAGTTACGATAATTTGAACCAGGCAAAACACAATTACAGTGATGCCACCATGAAAACAAAAGTTATTGTGGGCGGAGCCGGGGACGGCGTAAACCGCATCTATGTAACCGTAGGCGGTGGAACCGGGTTTGATTTACGGGAAGTGTTTTTGGATGCCAAAGACATAAACAAAGACCAATTGACGGATGCACAGTATTTGGAAGCCCTAAAGACCAGGGGGCAGGAGTACCTTAACGAAAACAAGGTGCTTGAAAATTTTGAAGCCGAAGCGGAAGCGGACGTTAATTTTATTTACGGAAAAGACTATGACCTGGGGGACGTTGTAACAGTCAAAAAGAAAAAGTGGAACACCGCACAGAACCTTAGAATTACGGAACTTTGCGAGGTTTACGAATACGGGGGCATGTATGTGGTGCCCACTTTTGGGGATGCCCTACCCACCACAATAAAATGGGACGAATAAAGGAAAGGAGAGTGAAAAGACCATGGCAGTAAGAGGATTTTTCTATAATGCTACCGACCTAAACGATAAAGAACACATGTACAACGGCCAGGACATGAACGAGGACAAAGCCCCTTTTTACAAAGAGGGCGTGGCGTATGGACATTTACAAGTCACGGCAGCAGGCGGAATGGAAGTAACGGTGGACGGCGGCACCCGGACGGGTTACGCCTATATCAATTTGCGCACCATCCACAACACCGCCCCGTTAAACCTCACATTGAGCCAGGCAAGCGGTACGCTTCCACGAATTGACCGCATTGTGTTAAGGAATGACGAAACCGAAAGAAAGCCGAGTATTTACGTTTTAGAGGGTGCATTTTCAAGCAACCCCCAGGCCCCGGAACTGGTAAACAATGACGTTATCCAGGAAAAGAGCCTGGCCCGTATTTACATTCCGGCCGGAGCGGTTGAAATTACCCAGGCAGACATTGCGGATGAAAGAGCGGATGAAACCGTGTGCGGCTTTATCGGTTCCCAGTTTGAAGAACTGGACTTTTCCCAGTTTGCCGCCCAGTTTAATGCCTGGTTTTCTAAAGAGAAAAAGGCAATGGAAAAAGACCATGCCGATTTTGTGGAAGAGTATGCCGAACTTACCCAGGATTTCATGGACAACCAGGCGGCGGCCTGGAATGAATGGTTTGCAGAAAAACAGAGCGAACTTGCCGGGGATGTGGCCGGAAATTTACAGTTACAGATTGATGATTTACGGGTAAAAGTCCACAACATGGCGTACAAGGTATACATGGAATATTTGTTGGAAAACATCACGGCACCCGTCACAGTTACCCTTACCAATACCACAACGGGAACCGTGCAGACCGCCGATATTTCCGCCACGGGAATTGGCTTTTATATCACGGAAGCCGGGGACTACACGGTGGAAACAAATTTGGAAAGCGTTATGGCTATTCCAAAGAAGTTTACCGCCGACAACACGGATTTAATGCACACCATGACCGTTGCATTGCGTGAGGGCACAAACATGGCCTACATTGGCAATTACATTGGAACCTATTTATTGAAAGAAAGCGAGGTATAAAAGTATGAAAGGATTTCCTAAAGTTATCAAAACCCGGTCTGACCTGGTAAATACCTATAAACTGGTAAAAAAAGGTAGCCTGGAAAAAGAAGATTGGTTGGCAGCAGTTGAAAAACTGGAAAATCAGAATTGGATAACATGCCCGGTCATTGAGTTATCCGAGGATAGAAAGACCGTCACGATTATGTTTTGTGCAGAGGTGGCAGAGGGCCAGAAAATCAAAAACGGGGCGGTTTATCCGACCGTTGCAAGCGTTGAAACGGCAGAGGTGGACAAAGATACCAATGAACCCGTAGAAGCCGCCGCAGAGGGCACAGAAAGCACCGACACGGCAGCAGAACAGAACAACACCATTACCCACACTATCTTAACCCTTTCCAAAGCCTTAAATATGGGCACCACAGAAATTGGCATCCCGGCAGCGGTTACATATTATGACCGCCTGGGCATTACGAAAGAGGAAGTGGAAGCAATGAAAGGAGAACTGGCATAATGAGTAGATTATTTGTTTATGACGAAAATATGACGGATGAACGGGCAAAAATCACAGTTGCCAAAATGGCGGCCATTTCCGACATTGTGGCCCCGGTAAAAGAGTACATCCAGTACAGTGACGCGGGCACGGTTACGATTGCCGCCGGATGTGTGATTGCAGTAGGAGAAAACGCCGTATTCAAGACGGCAGAAACCGAACTTACCAAGGCAAACCTGGACCAGGGAGCCGATTTTGCACACGGAAGCGATTATTATATTTACATTTGCGACCCCGGAACGGATGCCCAGGATGAAATTTATTTGATTTCCTTAAATTCCACATTCCCGGACGGCGAGGAATGGGACGATACAAACACCCGTAAAATTGGCGGTTTCCATTATGGACGTGTAAGAAATACGGATGATTTTGGCCGCCCGGTCAATGCTTCCGGGTCCGTAAGGGGAAGTGGATGGGAAAGCAATACCCGTGTGGATATTTTACCAAATTCCGTATGGACCACAAAGCACCGTCCTAAATGCGACCCGTCCGGCATGGTATACCTGGGGAACGCATTATGGGGAGATATTTACCTCTCCAGTAATGACGGGGCCAATGGTTTGCAGTCCGTTTATAACGCCACACCAATTACGGGAACCGAGGGCCTTAACTGGTATATTGCCGGGGAACGTGCAAGACGTGTAGGAAAGAGATTGCCGAACTATATGGAATTTACCGTGGCAGCAGACGGAAGCCCCCAGGGCCTTGACAATTCCAATACCAACGGATGGACGGCAAAAACCAACACCGCAAGAACGGCCGTTGGAAAGATTGCAAACGCCGTAAGCAGTTTTAATATTTGCGACCTGGTGGGAAATGTTTGGAAATGGTTAAATGAGTTGATACATGACCCCACGGCTTCCAGTGGTGCATGGTATGACGTATTTGGCGGCGGTTACGGTCAAGCGTGGATGTATTCAAGCACTGGCTTGCACGCCCTCTTTGGCGGCGGCGCTTGGAACGGCGGCGTGTTTTGCGGCTCACGGGCCGTCAATTGCAGCTACTACCCGTGGGACGTGAGCACGCCCTTTGGCGTGTGGTGCGTCTGTGACAGTCTGTAATCTGTTTGGGTGGGCGAAAGCCCACCCCTATGAGGGAAGAACATGGCAGAAAATAAACAGAATACAAATACAAAACCAATAGACCCATACATGGAAAGTATGGTGCTATACCAGAAAATTTATGATTTTCTAAAATACATCTATCCAGTGTTGGCACAATTTCCGAAGTTTGAGAAATTTGCATTACAGACCCAAATTAAAACATCCATATTTGAAATGTCAAAAAGCGTTATCCGTTTCAGAAAGACCGGAACGAAAAGCCACATTTATAATGCGGATGTGGAATTGCAGTTTATTAAAATGCTTATACGGCTGTCTTATGACCTGGAATATAAAGCCATGAGCAAACACCGCTATGAGGTGGCAAGCCGACACCTGGCAGAAATCGGAAAAATAATGGGCGGCGTTATTGAAGCCGTGAAAGATGGAAAATGGAAATAATAAATAAGATTTGGGGAAACTGTTAATTCGCACCAGGCCGTTCCTGGCTTGCACGCCCTCATTGGCGGCGGCAATTGGAACAACGGCGTGTATTGCGGCTCACGGGCCGTCAATTGCAACAACTACCCGTGGAACGTGAACACGAACATTGGCGTGTGGTGCGTCTGTGACTAATCAGCATTTTCAGACACAGAAACCTATGGGTTACTGGCAAAGATTTATCTAACATTTTTGATAAGTCAGACGGTTTTCCCGTTCCTGGGCACACCAGGACAAAATAACAAAGGCACCGCCTTTTAGTAAAAGAATATTTGAAAATTGGTAGGGCACAACATGAAAACAGTTAAAGGATTGCATGATAAAATGTATACCTTTGACAACGCCAATACTTCATTCCACCAGGCCGCAAAATGCAAGCGGTACAGTGAAGAGGTATTGGCTTTTTCTATGTCAAAGGAAGATAACCTTTTAAGGGCATGTGATGAAGTGGAAAACCTCACATACCACCAGGGAGAATATACCGTTTTTAAGGTATGGGAACCAAAAGAAAGGTTGATTATGGCGTTACCTTTCTATGACCGGGTGGTGCAGCACATGATTGTAAACGCCATAGGGCCGATATTTGAACAGGGGTTTTATTATCATTCTTACGCTTGCCGGGACGGGAAAGGGATGCACGCCGCAAGTAACCAGTTATACCAATGGATGTATGAACTTATGGAGCGTGAGGGATTGCGGCTTTATGCCTATAAAGGGGACATACACAAATACTTTGCATCTATTCCACATGACAAATTAAAAGACGAAAACAGACGGTACATAGGGGATAAGAAAGCCCTTATCCTCATGGATGAAATCATAGATAAGAACGGGATATTGCCGGACGGCGTGGGCATCCCCGTGGGGAACCTCACAAGCCAGTTATTTGCCAATGTATACGGCAACCGCCTGGACAAATTCGTAAAGCACGTTTTACACATCCCGTATTACATCCGATACATGGACGATTTTATTATTTTAACCCCGGACCTTAACCAGTTAAAGGAATGGGTTAAGCGAATAGAAGAATTTTTGGAAAAGGAAATGGCATTGCAGATAAATCCCAAAAGCACCATTCTTTACGCCGGAAACGGGATTGATTTTTGCGGATATATCCACCATCCAAATTATAGAAAAGTCCGCAAGGCATCCGTCCGGCGGCTGAAAAATGATGTGAAGCATTTGGAAGCCGGAGAACTGGACAAAGAAACATTTACAAGAAAATATGAAAGCCGCCTGGGACACATGGGCCACGCCGACACCTACCACGTTACAAAGTCCATAGAATATGAATTACTGTTTTGGGAGTGGGAGCAGACGGAAAGCAATATTTTAATTCCGGCATAAGCCCGGAGCCGCCCGGCGTGTAATAGGGTCAGAATTTCAACTCCAAACGCCCTACAATGATACCGTACCAAGAAAAAAACGAAGAAAGGAGAAAGGAGCCATGAAAAGCGAGTTACTGGAATTTCTCATGCAGATGGAACAAAGCCCGTTTTTAAGAGCGGTTGCCCTGGCAATCGTTTTTGACACAATTATGGGCGTGCTTAGAGCGTGCAAAGAAAGAAAATTCAATAGTTGTGTGGGCATCAATGGAGCAATCCGCAAGGTGGGCATGATTTTGTCCATTCTGTTTTTACACCTGGCGGATGTGGTGGTAAGCATCAACCTTATTGGATTTATCCCAAAGGATTTATGGGCAGTTATCGGTATGGAAACGCCGTTACACCTGGGCATGTCGGAATTTTTCGCCATTCTCTTTGTGGCGTATGAGATTGTAAGCATCTTAAAAAATATGACATTGGCCGGATTGCCCGTAAAGGGATTGTGGCAGAAAGTGAAAGCCTTACTTTCAAAATACACCACAGAATTGCCGGACGAAGATTAAAGAAAGAGGGAAAATACCATGGACAAGCAGGAATTTATTAAAAAGATTGCCGGGTATGTAAAAAAATACGCTTCCGCCTACGGAATTGCGGTACATAGTCCCATTATTGCCCAGGCTATCCTTGAAAGCGGATGGGGAGAAAGCCGCCTGGCGGCCGTGTACCACAATTATTTTGGCCTTAAATGTGGAACAAAGTGGAAAGGCAAAAGCGTAAACCTCAAGACCATGGAAGAATACACACCGGGAACCCTCACACCAATTACGGATAATTTCCGGGTGTACGCATCCATGGAAGAGGGCGTGAAAGGATATTTTGAATTTATCCAGTTAGAACGCTACCAGAATTTACGGGGTATCAAGGACCCGGCGGTGTACTTAGAAACCATCAAAGCGGACGGGTACGCCACAAGTAGCAAGTATGTAGAAAATACCATGCAGATTGTTACGCAGTACGATTTGCAGCAGTATGACGTAAAGGGGGAAGAGAGCATGGCAAAATTAGCAAGTGCAGTATTAGCCCAGGCCCGTGCCTGGATTGGCAGGAATGAAGCAGACGGAACCCACAAGGGCATCATTGACGTATACAACGGCCACACACCCCTTGCCAGGGGTTACAAGGTAAAATATACAGATGCTTGGTGTGCCACCTTTGTTTCCGCCGTTGCTATCAAATGCGGTTTAACTGGCATCATTCCAACAGAATGTGGTTGCGGCCAGATGATTGAATTATTCAAAGCCCTGGGAGAGTGGCAGGAAAGCGATAGCAGAACACCTACCCCTGGGGATGTGATTTTTTATGACTGGGATGACAGTGGAGCCGGGGACAATACCGGGTGGCCGGACCATGTGGGAATTGTCGAGAGCGTAAGCGGCGAAAACATTGTTGTTATTGAGGGCAACAAAAACAATGCCGTTGGCCGCCGCACAATCCCGGTAAATGGCCGTTACATCCGTGGCTACGGTGTACCGAAGTATGACAAGGAAACTACCGCACCGCCGCAGCCGTCCGGCGGAAAATCCGTTGCGGCAGTAGCCAAGGAAGTAATTGCCGGAAAGTGGGGCAATGGTGCGGACCGTAAAAACCGCCTGGAAGCCGCCGGGTATAACTACCAGGAAGTACAGAACCAGGTAAACGCACTTTTGAGCGGTGGAGCCACCAAACCCACAAAGACCGTGGCCCAGGTAGCCAAGGAAGTAATTGCCGGGAAATGGGGCAATGGCAAAGAGCGTAAAAACCGCCTGGAAGCCGCCGGGTACAATTACCAGGAAGTGCAGAACAAAGTAAACCAGTTATTGAGATAATGGAACCGTAAACACCGCCTTTTGGAATACACCCAGGCAAAGCAAGGAAAATAATATGTCACGAATAAGGACACGCCAATAAAAGACGTGTCCTTTCGCTATTCTGAAAATAAAATTAAAATATTCCGGAATATGTATTGACATATCCCGGAATATGTAATATAATAAAGACAGTTAAGGGAGATACTTAACGAATACATGGGCAAGCATAGAAAGGAGATAACATGAGCGAGAACATGACAGATAAGCAGATGGAAGTAATTTTGAACCTGGTAGCCGATAAATTCAGTAATTGCAAAGACATGGAAGAGGTTGCCAAAGCCGTGCAGGAAGTCAGAAACATGGCAAAAAAAGAAAAGCCCAGTGAATAGGCTTTAGGGACAACAGAAAGGGCGGCGGACTTGCCAAAACCGCCCAATCCGTTATAAATCATTATACAAGGACGGTGGGAAAATGGCAAGGACGAGAACCGAAGAATTTAACCAGATTAAGTATCAGAATGAATTTAACAAGGCAAATTATGACCGGGTGGAAGTAAATATGCCCAAAGGCAAAAAAGCAGTTATAAAAGAAGTAGCCAAGGCGGCCGGGCAAAGTGTAAGTGAATACATCAACCAGGCCATTGATGAAAGAATGGAACGTGAAAATTAAAGGGTATCAACTCAGAAAGGCGGCGTTATTATGAAAACATGGTATTGTGTAACATCTTCTTTTGATGATAGGGGTAGAGTAACGGCCAACATTACCGCAACAAAGGAAGCCAAAGCGTGCCCGGAAAGCACCTATACAAGTACAAGCAGAAAAGACATTTACAATGATTGGTTTGAAAGTCTGGATGAAGCCCAAGCCTTTGTGGCTCAATCCAAATGTGCATAGTAAACCGCCAGGGCGGCAGCAGGACCGCCCGGCAATTAAAACGGCCACACCGTCCATGGGCGGTGCGAGGGTCCGAAGCCCCTATAAACAGTTGACGGGTTGCAACGGTGGGCGTTGCGGTATTGTTTGACAAGTTTGTGCAGCGGTTTAATGTGAACCGGGCGGCGTGCAGCAGGACGGGGAAAACGGTGGCACGCCTGGGCGGTGGGTAACTGCCCAAAACCAAACAAGACTGGGAACCCGGACCCCACAACGCCCAAACGGTTGCAATGATATATAATAAAATGTATAATCAGAAAGAGGGGAACCACAACACACGAAAGCGAGGAACTTAACATGGGACTTTTTAGTAATTTATTTTCAAAGAAGCAGGAAACACCAACACCAGTGCCCCAGGCAGAGCCGGAAGCACCTAAAACAAAAGGCGTGATTAAAACCCAACGCCATAAACTGGACAACATAGAAGCCCATATGAAAGATATTATGGAACTTGTGGAGAAAAACGAGGACTATAAACTTTCTAAAAAGGCACTTATTGAGGATGTCCGGGATGATGAAAAAATTTATGAATACGAATTAAATGCCACCGCTAAATGTTGTATAGGGGGGGTGGCGAGATACAAGTATTTGTGTCTGACACCTATATTGGCGATATAAAGAAAGGCAGCAGGGCCAAAGTTAAGAAATTGCTTGAAAGTGGAACCATCCAAAGGATTGATGCGGAAGTTTCCGGCGGAAATTATAAAATACTTAAAAATGTGAATGACAGTTACATAGTTGATGAATTAGAAGATGCTTTTAGCATTACCATTGAAATCACTTACCGGGAAGAGATTAAAGAAGAACAGTAA